CAGATATCGGTGACCATCCGGGAACCTGAGAATCGTTTAAATTCTGCCAGTTGGGGGTTTGATTGTCATCTATGGGATTCCAGAGATACGCGCCGGAGAAAATATCCAGTCCCGACACAATCTCTTGGATCTGCGCGTTAAAGTCCTGTCCTGCAACCGCATCCCGGTCTGCTGCTGCCACGATCTCATCGATCATGGTTTTAAAGTTAATCAGAGCTTTGTCTTCATCCGAGCCGGTTACAGACTCAGAGACACTTGCCCCGTATGCGGTGTTGGATGCGGTCGTATCTTGCGCGTTGACCGTCTCGTCAACAGCGGTTGGGAACAAGAACACCGAAGACGTTGCATCATCTGCAGTTGCGGTCTCTGCGATGTCCGAATCAAATACCTGTCCCGCAGCCACTGTATCTAGTGGGGATACAACCTCAAGGATCTGAACGTTAAAGTCCTGATTTGCGGCAGTCTCATCAGAAGCTTGAACCTGTTCCGTCAAAGCCACCGCGAAATTGACGTTGGCTAGGTTTTCATCCGAACCTGTTACCGTCTCAGATACTGATCCACCGAACACCACCACAGAAGCCGTTTCATCTGAAGCCGTTGCAGATTCATTCGCATAAACCTGCCAAACACTCGCCCCAACGATGACGGCATCATCAGGAACCGCAGATTCAGAAACAGCCGTGGCGAAGTTATTTCCAGCGGCGGTCAGGTCATCAGCAACAGCAGTCTCATCAGCGGAGCGGTCATAGACCGACATCCCCCATCCTGCTTGTCCCCAAGTGCCTGATCCAAAGCCGCCTTCCATCAGACCTTCTCTAACTGATCCTCAGCAAACCAACGATGTTGGGCGTTGCCCTCTGCATCGACCCAGCTAATGAGGCAGAGAATGGTGCCGTCGTCCAGCATCTTGAACTTCTCCACCGGGCCTTGCGGGGTCACCGCCACCAACTTCACTACATCGCCTTGCTTAAATTTCGCTGCCATTTGAATGCTCCTTACGCTGCGTCAAGGCTGAAGGTGTAGGTCACAGACAGAACGTCACCGTTCTGAACCACGCGATCACCGGGGGCTGCAAAGTCTGACGCCGAAAACAACACGCCCGAGGTACCACCCGGCAAATCACCCGTCGTCAAAAACGCGCCACCCACGTTGGCAGAGTCGTTAATGTTAAACTGAGCCACCGCCGCAGAGTTGGCAATCAAAGAAGGATCCGCTGTGGTCGCTGCACCGAACGTCGCCGCAGGGCGAGTGGCATTGCTATACGTCGTGACTTCGGTCCAACCTGCGTGAGAGGACATCGTGTCAGCAGAAGAAGGGTCATTTGTTGCTGCGGCTCCGTAAATGCCGACATACCACGCAGCGGTGTAGCTGGAGCCTTTGAAGAAACTCTCATTCATGTAGGCCAAACCCACATTCACAACAAGGTTCTTGGACTTTTCAATCCACTTCACGTTACCGTCTTTGTCACGGCACTCCACGGTGAACACACCGCCACCACGAAGTCCTTCCTTCGTGTTCTGAGACTTGGAGATTGCTCCGCCTACCAAGTCGCTTGATTTCGCGTTTTCATTCGACATGTCAAATACCTCAAGTAAATCTCAGTAGTGCGGAGGTAGCCGTGTTGGGCGGCATCTCCACGGTAAACGTATTGGTTGCGGTCTTGTTGTTACCAAAACTCAGCACGGCTATCGACCGGTTAGCCTTACTCGCGTTGTAGATCAAACCCCCCGCCGTCGTAAAACTAGCTGGGTTCCACACCACATTATCAAAGCTCACATAAACCGTGGACCCGGAGGTGTTGATAGTAACATTTGTGAGGATTTCTCCCCCCGCCACATACCCTGTGCCGGAAACCTCATTGGTAGCCGAGTAAGCCGTTGTCGTTTCACTCAGGTCTGCATTGTCGTCGTACAGGGCGAGCTTTAACGTATCGGTCAAAAGGTCGTGAATCCCTTCCAATAGCTCAGCCTTAAAACTTGTGGTCTGAGTTTGGTAGATCATGTCGTCACCGGAACCCTAACCTGTCCCGTACGATACGCATCACGGCGGTTCAAGCCATCGCCCATACGGATCAACATCTGCATCGCTTCTTGGTATTTCTGCTCATAGTTTTGGATCAAGTCGGCTTCACCCTTTAAGTAGGTGTAGGCTTCACGCAACGACCCGTAGAGCAGCACGGTTTCAAAGTTATCGCCAACCCAAGAAGTGCCCGCTGTGACAATCGATTCAGGGTAGTAGTAATAATGCATTTCTACCTGATAGTTGCTATCAGGAGTCGGCCCCAGAATCAAAGTGTCTTGGTCAAAGATGGCGTAGTACTGCGGCACCCCCGTATCAGTCGGGCTTGGGTAGGACTGACGGATGAAGTTCACATCCTTGTCCAGCAGGAACTCCTGCGACCCATCGGCTGCAATCACCGCTAACGAAAACGTCGCCAACCAATCACCGGGTAGGGTCAGGTATTTATTATTGGAGGTCAACGTTGCGATTTGATTCCTGCGAATAGCCGGAATCTGAACGGTGTTATAAATCCGCTCCTCTGCAAGCTGAACAAAATTGGGAATATTTGCCACGAAGGAAGTCTCCGTGGACTGCACATACTCCTGAATCAGCGTTGAAAGAGAAGCGTAGTTCATTAGCTCCAGCCTGAACGATACTTGCCGTTGTTCTGCAGATTGATCTGCGAGACGAACTTCTTGCCCTTGGTCGCAGCGCCTGCACCGCGCATGTCCATGTGCGTCACGCCTTTGTTGACATCCTTTTCAGGATAGCCATTCTCGCCCGTAGGCTCGTTGTTGGGTTTTGTTTTACCGTAGTCTTTCATTACCGACCTCGCTGGCACATTACTTTTGCCATGTTACGTCCGACACTCTTGCGGTTCATATTCATTTTGCTGATTTTGCCGCCACTACTAAATTTGGTCTTCTTCTTGCCCGGATGCATCCGTTCCTCATGCATATGAACGGCTTTCGCCATCATAGCTTTGTCCATCTTCACATCTTCATGTTTCGCCATCTCAATCTCCTAAGTCACCGCAACGGTGACATCGCTAACCAAACCTTTCGCCACTAAATCGTTCGGCGTCAACCCTGCATCAATCGACCGAGACCCGCCAATCGGTGCCCAGCCCCATTGAAACATTCTACTCCCCCCTGCGCCATCATTGCCGGGGGCATAATACGTGGTATCCGGTCGTGGGTTTCGGATTGCCTGCGGGTCGTCAACGGGGTACATACCCAACTGCAACTGCGGCTGATCCGGTTCCCAGCAAGTCGAACAGACGAGAATATTAATATTCTTCGTCTTAATTACTAACTCTTTCAGTTCTTTCAGCTTGTACCGAAAACCACAACGGTCGCACTGAGATATTGCATTCTTACCCGATGCAAAACGATTCCCCATCTCAGTACCCGCCTATAAAACTCTGCCTCGGGACAAAGCGAACCGGAGCCTTCTCACGATCTTCACCCGCCGCCAAGTCCCAAGCCTCGTCATACTGCGCTTTCAACACTTGTGTGCGGGCCTCAGCACCCGGAATCTTCATGGACAACATATAGGCCAGCCCCGCAATCATGCAGGGCATAAAGCGAAACGGAATGTCCTGCCCGCTCGTGCCGTTACCTACGTCGAACATCCGACGCAGGCGAGTATAAAAAAGGGTGTACGTGGTACTCGAATCTGGCACAGGCCAAACCGTAAACTGGGGATAGACCACGGCACCCGTAGAATCAGTCGCCCCCGTACGCCGATCAATCCAAATTTGAATGGGCCTACCGGTCGCGTTTTTGTTTGGTATCGCAACGTATGTGCTGGAGGAAATACGACTGATGTTGATATCAATCTGATTCTGCCCCGTGCCCGTACGGATCACGTGATCAAGCAAGTCCACCGTATCGGCAGGAAGATCGTACGTCCCTGTACCCGCAGTTAATACCTGCGTTCCTGTTTCTAGCATCCACAAGTTGACGCCACGATTCGCCCAGTCCATGAGTAGCAAGTTCAGACTACGCTTGGCAGTCTTTAGCTCATACCCCGTCCTAAGCTCAGCCCCGCAACGCTCAAAGGCTTCCTCGACAATGTTATTCAGGTCGAGGTTAAAATCAGTCGTGGCTGTGGTGTTGTACGCCATTACTTCTTACTTCCCCGCTTGACGATACGCACGGGTTTTTTGGCTGAT